ATTCCACCTTTCCAATTGGGGTGGTTTTCTCTCGTATTATGTATTAGATGACATTTTAAACATCTTGTTCCTCTGTGAAAATTATTAAAAGTTGTTTCAAACTCATGCTTAAATTTACACATAAAACTTAAATTTGTACTTGCATTGATAAATTTTTTACTTAATAATTCAAAACCCTGTTCATTTATAAACTTTTTGACTTCTTCGAAAGTCCATCTATGGGTTTTGGAGCATTTGTTACATTGTTGTTTTCCATTTTTAAATTTATCTAATGTTGTTGAAAATTCTTCTCCACACGGACAAACAAAATCCATCTTTGTATTATTATTTTTATATTCCTTAGATAAAAGCTTACAATCTGAACCGCTTAGTATCTCTATAAAATTTTTCACATCTTCATAAGTAAGTTTTGGGCGATTAGAACAGATATTGCATTTTCGCTTATATCTTTTTTCAAATTTATAAAAAGTTGTTTCGAATATATTTCCACATCTACACTTTATTTGAATCTTAGAATCCACGCTTTTATATTCTTCACTCAATAAGATGCAGCCACTTTTACTTTCGACCTCTATAAATGTCTTTACATCTTTTAAATTAAATCTTTGTTTTTTTGTTACTTCTTCTTTACTACATTTATTACATAGATGCTGACCGTTCAAAAAATTCGAAAGTCCAACACTAAAAGAATCTCCACAGAGACATTCCAACTCTAATTTTGTTTTGTTGTTTTTATATTCCTTGCTTAGTAATTTGCAATCGCTAGATGACTCAATAATTAACTTTACTTCAGTTATTGAGTATTTTTTATTGGTATTTTGATTATTCATTAATATCTCTCCTCATAGTTTTTACAAAATAAAAAGACCAGCAATTCCACTGGTCTTTAATAACAATTTATTTAATTTTTATATTTAAGTCCTATATACCAACGTCTTAATGTTTTCATAGCATCCAAGAAATCTACTTATGTCTGAATTGTAATATTCTACAATCAAGTCGTTTACCAATTTGGGATTTGAAAAATAAAATAACTTCTTGTTGCCTTCCTGAATTATTCTTTTAATTTCAATACCCTTCATATTTAAATAGGCAACTTGTTTCATATCTGTAATTTTAATTTCTCCCATTTTTAAAGCCTCCATTTTAAATAGCATTCCAATCGGTTAAAATTTGCCTGTGCTTGAGGCATTCAATTGTCATTAAATCAGGAATTATCGGCACGTCAAATGAAACTATGCGATATTTCCCCGTAACATTGTTTTCGGAATCTTCAATTCCTATTACATCGTTTCCGTCCAAAATTTGCAATGGGGATATATTTAAACTAACTTTTTCTGAGTAGCCAAGACGATGCATTAACTCCCACTTACATCTAGCTTTAGCTAAGGCAATGTCAGAAATTAATGGGTCTGGGGTTCCATTGTTATGGAAATAAACTATTTTTCCTAACTTTTGTATGGAATAAGGGCTACCTACCCATAAAGGATTTGTCTCATCTACTATTAAGTCATATGTAACAGTAGCACTCTGACCACTGCCTCCACAAGTCCTCACAAAATTGCACATTTCCCCAACATCTAGTCTTCTAACATTTCCTGCGTAAAACTTTTCTGTTGGGTCATTATATTTAAATGTCCATACAGCAGGATATTGGTCGATTTCATTGAGATTATATAATTTTAATCTTAAGTATCCATATACATCATAGTAGATATCACATATAGCTAAGTCAGCAAGTTCTTTAATGATTTTCCATGTAGACTCACCTGCGCTATAATGCAGTTCATAGGGAGTAACAACACTCACAGAATCAAAATTATATAATGTTTCTCCTGCATTATTGGCAATTGTTTTTATTGCTGAGGCGATATTTGTTCCTGTGGCAATGGTTAAATCGTTGACTATCTTCCCTCTATTGTCCGAAAGTAAATAGGCTTTGTCTTGCCCAGTCAAAAATGTCTTTTTACCCTTATCTAAGTTGTGTGTGTCACTGGGGTCAGACAAAATAAAAACTCCCTGTGGAATATATTCAATATTTCCATTTGGGAGTTTCAGTCCGGTATATAATTTTACTCGTTTATCAATCCATATTAATCTTCCTGAGTCACCCCAAGTAAATGCACCATCTGTATTATTTAGAGCAAAGGAAAATGATCTACGAATGGGTCTATCTACAGAGATGGAAATTTTTCCAATATCATCTTTTGTTACTTGTTTAGTGATTTCTTCTATAAATACCATGTTGGAATCAAATATTTCCATCTTGATATACGCTTGTTTGATTGGATTTTTTAAAGCAGCAATAAAATCAGGAGAGCATGGAATCACAATATAGTCTCCTTCCCTTTATGATTTCATATAATCTTCAGTACTCATTACTTCAACACAATCCAAACTTAAAGTAAAATAATCAAAACCATCCCAAGTATTTAATGGTTCTGTCACTTTAGGATTACTTACATCCACAGCAAATATTTTCCCTGAACTTGACTTGGCTAAAAATGGTTTAGGATTTGTGATGAAATTATTTAAAATCTTAGTGTACTCTGCGCCCGATCTTTCCCATTCAGAAGGTATAATAGTTGTTGTTAAAGTAAAAGAATGGTAACTTTCAGGTAAATAATATACATCTGGATACTTTGTCATTTTCTTAATTTCAATCCTACCTTGATTTAACGTAGTATTAACCTCGCCTACATTTCCCATTGCTTTATCAAATGAAAGAATATTGTTCGTATCTTTGTCTACAATAAACCAACCAGTAAAGTTGCTATCAATTTGTATTTCATTTGGAACTCCTTCAAGTCCGTTCTCACCTACAGGTACAATTGAATAGATATATGAATCATTCGCTTGAGTATAATCAGTGTAAGATACATTCACTCCCAATTGGTATGGAACATATCCCAAAGTAATAGAATTAATTTCACTTAACTTTCTACGTTTGATAGCAAATTGAGTAACATGTAATCCACCATTGTCAATTGTTCCTGCTTCAAGGTTGTTTAGAAATCTAGCCAATAAATATGTGTCAATCTGCCAAGTATCTTTGCTAGAGGTTAAATTAACACTGGCATCTACACTGCTTCTTATATGTAATTCATCAACAATACATTTTTTTATTTGTATTGAATTAATATTAGTGATAGCCAAATGTATCACCTCCAATCTTTTAAGTTAATGCTTGAGCAGATAAATTAAATGCGTCACCGATTTGTTGAATGTATAGATAATAGGAATTTCCATTTACAGCATAAGTTTCTAATAAAGTTTTAACACCACCGACAATAGTGAATAAATTAAAGGCTCCGTTAAAATACTCTAACGTTATTGTTCCATTATTTCCAACCAATCTTAGCAATTCAAAATCACCATTCTTAGGATTAAATGAATTTACCCAAACTAGTGTCGTGTCTGTTGGTTGTGTTGTGTCAATTATTGCACCAAGGTTTCTAGGAGTAGTTTGACTAGAATTGACAATCCATAAATTATTAGTATTGGTTGGTGCTACATTACTTTCCACAAATGAAGTGCTTTGTGGTGTCGTTTTAGTGGAATCTACAATCCAAATAGCATTAATGTTGGAAGGAACTGTATTACTAACAATGACATCTGTATTTGTTGTAAATTGATAATTAGTGACACTTTCGATCCACAATTTTAATGTAAAATCATTCTCAATACTAAATCCTTGATTGAATGTAGCACTTCCATTTGTGACATCTAACTTTTCTCCTCCTACAAAATTTGCGTTTGTAGACGTTCCTGTTATTTGAGTTACATACCAACTTAGATTTACACCTGCATTTTCAACATTGCTTGCTATAATATTAGTAGTTAGATTTGGCTGAGTAAATGAAGTTGTGAATGAAATCTTTCCACTTGTTCCGGTTAGTCCTTTATTGCTAGTAGATTGAAATTCAACATAATATGTTTTTCCACTATTCAATCCACCAAATAAATATTCAAGTGTACTAGTGATAGTTAAAGGAGACTGATTGATCAAATTCTGATTAGAGTCATAAAGATATGCAATCCATGATTTTAGAGACACAGATTCTGCTTGCGAGTATGAAGCAGTAAATAAATAAGATTGACTGTTGACGGTTCCAATAGTGGGGACAGTTACTACAGGTCTGGACGATGTTTGAAAAATGTAAAAATCAGATGTAGATGAATTATTATTTGAATTGTAAATGGTGACTTGGACTTTGTATTCTATTCCATTAATAAGACTGCCTGAAGGTAGATTGTACGAGATAGCATATGAGTTTGTTTTAGGTAGACTCCATGCAAGTGTACCATCGAAATTTTTATATATATTAATAGCAAATGCAGTAGAAATGTCACCTGATGTACTCCAAGAAATTGTGTTTGCTTCAGAGGCATCAATTGTTACACCATTCAACGATATACCATATGGTTTTTGGATAGCCACTTTTTCACCTCATTTCTTAAAAAAATAAGAGGATATTCTTAATTGAATATCCTCTTTAATGATGTGTTTATTAAGTTGTCTGCGAACGAATCAACCAGTTAATTTGATCCAAGAAATTCAATGGGTCGTCAGATTTTATAGTTACATTGTTAAATTGGTATGTTTTACTTTGATCAACTTGAGTAGGTTGTTTGTTAATGAGCGAACTCAAATTAGGTATCATCATCTTTGGTAAGTTTCTTACCA